GCTTGATCTCGCACTTGTCTTCGAGGCTCAGGCAGATCAGCCCGACCTCGCCCATCTTGCGCGTGACGGCCGCGTAAATGTCGTCTGTTCCGGCGTAGTTGTAGCCGCCGTGTTGGTTGCGCTGGCTCTTTTTGACGGCCTCGACCGTCACCATGATCTGGCAAATCGCCTGCACAATCGATGCTGGAACCGTCGCTACCTTAGCGCGAGGTGCATCAGCCACGCGCAATACACTGAGGTTACGCTCGCCAGCAAGGCCGCCAGAATTATCGGCGCCGTTTCCCGTAGTGACCGCATTAGGTTCCCCGATAGACATCTATCTCTCCATCCAGACGGCGAGCGCGGCTCCGATAGCAATCCCGCCCAGCATCGCCGCGACGATCAAACCGACTTCGACAAACATGGAACGCTCACTGGTGAGGCCGGCGGCGGTCCCCACTTATTTCCCCCGCCGCCGGCAGATTGGCGCCACCCGCACGGCGCCAATGGGAGTTACAGATAAACGGGAGCCGTATCGCGGTCGTACCGATACGAAAGCGCCGGATCGAGCGCGTCCATTTCGTCAACGCGGTCAGCGATCACGTCGGCGTATTGCGCTTTGAGCGCGTCGCGGACGTAGCCGTAAATCGCGCCGTCCTCCGGGTGGAGTTCGACGATACGCGTCTGCCGGTCTTTGTGCTGGCGAACGAAAATGTTGGTCAGATCTCCACGCCGGTTGATCGTGGCGTGGCCCTCAAAAGCAGCAAATGTCCGCCATCCGTCGGCGCTTTCGATGCTGAGGTCATCGAACTCGAACGACGCGGAGTCCGGGATGATTTTGGTGAGGCTGTCGAAGGCCATTAGCGGAGCCCTCCCGCCTGCATCTTGGCGATGGCTTCGTGGATGGTCGCCTTGGGCGTGTCGGCCGGCGCCAGGAGGCGGGCGATCTCGGCGGCCTGCTCAGCGCAGCGGCGAGCCAGCATGTCGCGCTCGTGGCGGGTCTGGCAAAGCTCGGTGAGAAGCCGACTCATCCTTTCGCCGCGGCGCTTCCAGAGAGCGTGGTAAACGTAATTGTTCGTCGTCTGACCGCTGGTATCGCGCGCGGCCTCTCGCAACGTCTCAGGCGTGTAGTCCATGTGGTAGCTCCCGAGTGGCACCGGGCGAAGCGCCTCGGTGATGGGGGTATGAAAGCACGGCTTTTGCCACGGGGCAAGAATGAAAATGAAAGATCGGCTTGCGGCGGGCTGCCGCGTGTCGTTTTAGTCACGCCGAGACTCTGCTGTGGACAACGGGCTTGCATGTAGGGGCAAGCCGTGCTTTCATGGGTTCATGAAATTCAAACAGCGTCGTGACAAGGGCCTCGCCGAGGCCATCGCGAAGGTCGGCATCGAGGGTTTAGCACGCGGCTGCGGCATCACGAGACAGGCCGTCAGCCTGTGGACGCGGGTGCCCGTCATGCGATGCGCGGATATCGAGCGTCTGACCGGCATTCCTCGTGAGCGCCTGCGTCCCGACGTGTTCGGTGCCCCACGGCCGCGCCCTCGCCGCCGCCCGACGATTGAGGCTGCCGCCTAGGCAGCCTGACCTTCCGTAGCGTTGCGTAATGCGTCGCCGTTCCGGCCTGTCCGCCGGACGGATCGGGAGTGCGCGGCCGTCCTCTCCTGCGGTCGCTGCACCGAGCCGTTTCCTGATCCGTCCTGCCGACCGACCACGGTCGATATCGGGGGTTGCATCATGTGGACTGACGAGAGGGTCGAAACCCTCACAACTTTGTGGGCGGATGGCAGGACCGGCGGCGAGATCGCCATTGCGCTCGGCTGTGGCTTCAGCCGGTGCGCCGTGCTTGGCAAGCTGCATCGTCTTGGTCTCAGCGGGCGCGGTGAGACCAGCCAATCGCTGCAAACGCGGGTGCAGCACATGAACGCCAAGCGGGCCGAGAAGGCGCCGCCGAAGGCCAAGAAGAAGCCTGCCGAGGGCCGCCGAGGCATCGTCGCTGAACTGTTCCGGGCCGCAGAGTTTCCTTCAGAGCCTGTTCCGACTGGTCCCGATCTGGTTCCGCTCGTGGCCCGCATGGCGGAACTCGAGGCCCACCACTGCCGCTGGATTCCGGGCGACATCTCGGAAGGTTTCTGCGGTCGGAACAAGGTCGGAACCCTGCCTTACTGCGAGTACCACGCTCGCCGCGCCTACCGGGCGCCCGACGCTCAGCCCAAGAGCGATTACGTGCCTGGCCTCCGTGGTGCTGTCGGCCGCGTGACCAGCAGCGACGTGCACGCGCTGAAGGCCGCCGAAGAACTCACCGCCGCCTAGACGACATCAGCCCCGAGAGGGCGGCTCTCGGGGCTGACCTATATCGCGGGACGCTCGACAGAAACTCATAGGACACTCGGGGGAATGCCCATGGTTCATAACCTCGCATATCACAATGGCAAGACGATGGCGAGGGCAGCATGAGCGGCGCCCGCTTTGTTCGCCTCTATCCCTCCGACTGGCGTTCTGGGTGCATCGGCCTGACGCTCGAGCAAGAGGGTTTTTATATCCGCGTCTGCGCGTTCATTTACGACACCGATCAACGTCTGCCCGTCGGCGACGACAGCGCCGCAGCGAAGCTCATGGGGTTGCACACGAATGCCTATCGGAAAATCCGCGATCAACTCGTCGCCCTCGGCAAGCTTGTCGAGCGAGCCGGAGTGTGGACCGTACCTCGCGCCGACAGAGAACTTGCAGCAGCAACATCCCATCAGACGCGGTCGCCCGAGCGACAGGCTGATACGGACACGGGACGGGAAACCAGCCAGGATACCCTAGGGGTAACCCCCACCAATACCCCCCAGGAAACCCCCATAGTCTTTTTTGAAAACGTCAGCAATATCAATGCCTCTCTAAAGAGCCTTATCCAAAGCCATAGTAAAGAGAAGAAAGAGAAGACCCCCTTACCCCCTAAAGGGGGGCCATCGCCATCGGACGCGATGCGGGCATTTGAAGCATACAACCAGACCGCGCTTCGCTGCGGTCTGCAACAGGCCGCCAAGCTAACCCCGGATCGGCAGCGAAAGATCATCGCTCGATTGAAGGACTACGGGCTCGAAGGGTGGTCGGCGGCGTTGGCCAACATTGAACGATCCGCATTCCTGACCGGCCGCAACGACAAGGGCTGGTCGGCAAACCTCGATTTCATGCTGCAGGCCTCGTCGTTCTCGAAGCTCCACGACGGCGCCTACGGAAACGGCCGGCACGAAGCGCCGGCAGTGGTCAAAAAAGCCTCAGTTCTCGATTTCCTGTGAGGAGTCCCATGGACGCATTCAACGATATGATCCGGCGCTTGACGGTGGTTTTCGGCGAGCCCAGGACCGAAGACCCGAAGGCGTTCATCGCCGAGTACCGGCGCGCGATCGGCGGCTATCGTGCCGACGTAGTCGCCAAGACGACGGACATCGTGATCGACACGTCGACGTTCTGGCCGCGCCCGGCGGAGATCAAGCAAGCGGCGTTCAAGGCTGCCGCCGACATCGACGCGGCAAACGGCATTAAGCCGACTGATTGGGATGCTGTAGAGGCCGAGCGCCGGCAAGGGTGGAGGCTGTCTGACCTAGACAGGGTTGCCGTCGACGCCGCAGCCAAGGCTCGGGTGCAAGCGATGGTTGACCGCCTCAAGCGCGACCTCGCCGCGAAACGTCTCGACGAGGCCGATCCGGTCGCCCCCGATTGGCAGCGTGGCCATCGCGACGGCTTCGAGGAAATGCAGCGCACGAGCCCCAGCAGGATGCACCGCGCATGAGGGATGACATCTATCGCCGCGCCGGCACTATCTGGCGCCGTCAATGGACGGGCGACCGCTACGAGTGGACCAGCGTGGACGGGCGCCTCGTGGCCTGGTGCTCGGCTCGCCGCTTCGTCGGTGGCAAGCCGGTCCACGAATACAGCGCCACGCTCGACGGATACGCATCAACTCGAGTTTGGCCGACGCTAACCGATTGCATGGATGCCGCCGTCAAATCGAGGGACGCTTTGGATAGGAGAGCAGCAGCATGAGCTTTGAACCGAAAGACGACACGGGCCAGCTTTTCAGAAACGACAAGCGCGAAAGCGATCGCCATCCCGAATACGAAGGCGAGTTTAAGATTCGCTGCCCCCATTGCAGCGGCAGCCTTCTGGGCTGGGTGAAGGGGTGGGTTCGTGAAGCCAAGACGGGCAACAAGTATTTCTCGCTCGCGTTCAAGCACAGGCAGGGCCGGAGGGACGCGGCGTGACCAATTCGGATCTCAGAGAGCGCGCCGGACGCCTCGCCCATCTCACAGAGATAGCCGAGGAGGCCCGTCTCGACCTCAAGGCGGCCTATGACGCTGCGGCGAGCCAGGGCTACTCCAAGGCGGCACTCCGCAAGGCCGTGAAGATCCACATGATGGATCAGGCCTGCCGCGCCAAACACGACCAGCAGCAGACAGACTTGCTTCTCTACCTCGAGGAAATCGAGGGCAGTGCGCGTCCGCTCCGCGAGGCCGCTGAATGACAGACCGTGAAATCCTCATATCCGCCGTTGGCACGGGGGCGCTGATCGGCGCCATTCTCGTAGGGATCGCAACCAACGCGAAAGCGCAGGCCCGACACGACCACGATCAGAAGTGGATACGCTCCACGATCCGCGAGGGCGAGCGGAAGGAGCTTGAAAAGTATTACGGCGAGCCTGTCGAGATCGTCCGTCGGCCTCGCCATCGGCATTATCCCGAGCCCCGACGCTACCGGGAGCACGGCCACGAGCACGACCGCGACACGCACGTTGCGACCCGCGTTTACGGGGTTGTGATGCGCAAGGAGGGTTTCTCCGAGCGCGACGCGACGGCGCACGTGACCTGTTTCCCGCCCGTCGTCGGCCGCAGCAATGAGCGGAGCTCGCAGGAAAAGGCGTGGGACGATGCCCAACTCGATTGGGCCAACGCCGTGCGCTGGTTGTACGGCGAACGGTTCCAAGACATCCGCAACGCCAACCCTATCGCGAAGCAGTGTTCCCCGTCGTCAATCAGCGAAAGCCAAGCCGGCAAGCTGATCCAGAACGCGAAGGAAGCCATCACCGGGAACACGGAGGTTAGCAACCGCTGGCGCTGCCAGGTTCGCGCCGGCCCGTGCCAGGCCCCGATTGAGACGACGCCGGCAATTCACGGGGAGCCCAAACAATGAAGGCAGCGCACGACATGGGCGCCATTGCGCATCAGATCGCCAGCATCCTCGAGATCATCGTCAGGCTCTCCCTCCTGCTTCTCTTGCTGGCCGTGGTGCTCGGGCACCTCGGCTGGCGGCCTCCAATCCTCCCGCGCCTCGGGAGCCAGGAGCTTTTGTACCTCTGCGGCGCCTGGCTGGCCTACAGGTGGCGCTCATGAGGCTTCGCGCGGTTCCCGTTGATCTCGACGAGGCGAACGCCTTCGTTGGGAAGCTGCACCGCCACCACAAGCCGGTTATCGGGCACAAGTTCAGTATTGGCGCGGTTCTCGGGGATGAGATCGTTGGCGTTGCCATCGTGAGTCGACCTGTCGCCCGGATGCGCGACGACGGCGTCACGCTTGAGGTGACGCGGCTCTGCACGGATGGCACGCGCAACGCCTGTTCGTTCCTGTATGGCGCGTGTGCCCGTGCGGCGTTCGCGCTCGGGTATCAGCGGATCGGAACATACATTCTGAAAAACGAACCTGGGATCTCGCTAAAAGCGTCGGGGTGGCGCCTGGTCGGCGAAGCCGGTGGCGGGTCATGGTCACGGGATAGTCGCCCGCGTGTTGATACGCACCCGCTACAGGGGAAATTGCTGTTTGAGGTAGTCGCATGAACGTGCATCTCGCAAAGTGTTGCATCTCCTGTGCGTGCGTCGGATTTGCGGTCGGCTATCTCGCCTGCCGCTTGATGGGGTGGGCATGAGGATCGAGACCATCGGCGACGCGACGCTGTATCTGGGGGACTGCCGCGATGTGCTGCCGACGCTGCCGCGAGTCGATGCGGTCGTGACAGATCCGCCATACAGCGCCAATCCATGGCGACGCGGAGCCGTTTGATCCGTCTCCGTGGCTCGGGTTTCCAGAAGTCATCATGTGGGGCGCTGACCACTACGCGCCGCGCCTCCCGCATGGGCGATGGCTGGCGTGGGACAAGATCGCCGGGGCCACGTTGCAAGATAATTTTTCGGATGTGGAGTTCGCGTGGCATAGCGAACGCGGCGCGGCGCGGATTATCCATTACCTTTGGAAAGGCGTTCTTCAGGACGGTGAAAAGGGCGCGCAGAGATGGCACCCTACGCAGAAGCCGGTTGCCGTCATGCAATGGTGCATCAGGCAGCTTAAGGGGACGGGCGCGGTTATCTGTGACCCATACCTGGGCTCTGGAAGCACTGGCGTTGCCGCCGTGCGTCTCGGGCGCCGCTTCATCGGCTGCGAGATTGAGCCCCGGTATTTCGACATCGCCTGCCGCCGCATCGAGGAGGCATATAAGCAGCCTGACTTGTTCGTGTCGCGTCCTGAGTCCAAGCCCGAGCAACTGACCATGGACGCGCTATGACCGACGAGCCACTTACGCCAGAAGAAATCGCAGACACGATTGAGCTATTCCGAGCGGCTGGCCGGCACACAATCCCGGTCACATTCGCGAAATGGGCGGAGTTGCATGTGGCACAGCTTCCGAAAGGCTCGGTCAAGATCGAGACCGACGAAAACGGCAAGGTGACTGTGAAGCGGGTCGACAAGACGCCGTTGCACTTCCGACGAGCCAAGTTCCTCGCGGGCGACCGGGCCGAGGCGGCGTTCAGGGCAAACGCGGCAAAGGCCAGGAGGGAGCGCGCATGATCTGGGCCGTCGTCCGCACGGTGTCGTGGCGGGAAGTCCCCGTCGCAAGGGAGCTCGAGCGTGGCCTGGGGATTGAGGGCTACGTGCCGATTGAAGTTGTAGGGCGCACGCGCAAGGGGGAAGACAGCGTGTCACCGTTAATGCCGGGATACGTTTTTGCCGGTGCGCGGTATGGGTTCCCCTGGAGAGATATTCGCGAACTTCGCGGCGTCATTGGATGGCTGACGACGCATGGCAATACGCCGGCTTATGTCCAGCAATTCGAGATCGACCGCATCCGCGCCATGGAGCGCGAGCACAACCGGGCGCGTGATGTGCGCCCGCCATCCATTGGCGTTGGCGCCCGCGTTCGCGTGAAGAACGGTTCGCCATTCGAGACCATCGAGTCGTTGATACGTGCCGTGCGTGGTTCCAACGCAACCATCGAGGTGCCCATGCTAGGTTCCACACGTTCCGTCCAGGTTCCGCTCTCTCAGCTTGAGGAGGTGGCCTGACATGCCGTACCGCCGAGTTCCACCGTAACGGAACTGGAACGGAACCAGCCGGCCGGGCCCGGAACCAGATTGGAACTGCGGAACCGGCACAAGAAAAACCCGCCTCGGATCGCTCCGGGCGGGTGATTAGTTGGGCGCCATGTGGAGAGCGCCAAGGTCACGCTGCTAGTCTGTACCGGTGCGCCGTCGTCTTTGGAAGTCCGAACGTCGCCTGGATCTCTTTCAGCTTCGGCTTATGCCCATGTTTCTGCTCATACGCCTTTATCCAGTCGATTGCCGTCTCTCGGGTGCCCGGCGGGTCCGGCTCCACGTCAACCGAATGGATCTCGACGACGCGGGGCTTGGGGCGGCGGGCGTGGCCGATGCCGAGATGCATGAACGCGACCGTTCCAAGTTCAGTGATGAGCACCACAAGAAACGGGACGTTGAGCTCGAGCCATTCGGCGGTCGCCGGGATGCCCCAAGAGCCGAACACCTTGGCCGCGTGGGCGTAGCCGTTGGCGACCTTTGGCGCCGGCAGTTTCGCCAGCTTGGCGTCGTGCCCGGCGATGGCGGCGGCATAGACGTTGATCGTGGCCTGGATGCCCCGGCAGCGCTTCCCGTCGCCGGACTTGCACTCGGCAGCTAGGTTGCGCTCGGCCTCTGCCTTCATGGCTTCGGCTTGGCCCCGGAGCTTCATCTCGTGCTCCCGCGCCGCATTGGCCGACAGGATGGCAGCTGACTTGTTCGCGGCAGTCTCAGCGTTGCGAGCGCCTGACGAAACGACGATGTAGCCGGTCGTCGCGACGAACAGGACCGAGAGCAGGACGCCCGGAACGAATGTCGCCATCGACTTGAGCGCCGGCCAGGCGAACGCGCCCGACGCGATGGCGCCGACCAGGGCCGCTGCCGTCAAGACGTGGGCGGTCGTGATCGGTGCCCCGTGCAGCACGTCATCGAACAAGACGTAGGTCGTGACGGCTGCGAAAAACGCTCCGAAGCCGATTGCCGGCCAGGAACGGACTTTGATAGTGTCCTTCATAGTCGTCTCCCAAGGTCCATTTGGGTTGATGATCAGGGCCGGCGCGGTGCTGAGAACACCGAACCGGCCCGCCTGCTTATGCAGGAAAAGGCGACCCGGAGGTCGCTAGTTGCTGCACACTAGAGGCTGGAGAGTCCTCTACTGCCGCAGGCCCCGCCATCCTTTCGGATCGGGGCCTGCGGCTGCCGCTGGGGCGGCGGTTATTCGAGCGCTGCAATGATGTCGTCGGCGCTCATTCCTTCCTTGGCCACGTCCATGATCTGATCCGAGAGGTTCTTCTCATGGCTGGGGTTGTCGCTTCCGTCCATCAGCCGCTCAAGGGCTTCGTTCATCTCGTCGAGAAGATCGTCGCTGAACTGGCCGTTGGTGTTGTCGTTGGTGAAGGGCATCTGGTCTCTCCTGTGTCTTCTGACGCCTCGGCCTCGGCCACCCTTTCGGGCCCGAGGCGTTGGCTGCCGCTGGGGCGGCGGGTTAGGCGGGGCGCTTGTAATAAGGACTGGACTCGTCAGGCTCCGGCTTGGAATCCGTAAACTCGTAACCATTCCCGGCATCGTAGGCCCATCCGATGGTGGCTCCGTCGCGGTCGAGCCGGTGGCATTCAAATCCCCAATCGGATAGCGGGAGTTCGATAGCCGTAGCGTTGATTGTCCACTGGGGCGCGCGGTCGGTGAGGTCGTGAGCGTAGGTCATCTGGTCTCTCCTGTCTGATGAAGCCAATATAGCTGATGACTTGTCGTTTCGTCAGAGTCCTCTACGCCCTCGGCCTCGGCCACCCTTTCGGGACCGAGGCGTTGGCTGCCGCTGGGGCGGCGGGTTACTCAAGTTCTGCGATCAAAGCGTCGAAGGCGGCTAGGTCGTTCTGCCATTGCGTCTTGTAAGGCTCCGTCTTGCGGGGCCGGCTGGCGTGTGCATCACGGCGCTTGATGAGTTGGGCGAGGGCGATCTGTTGCGCGTTCGTCCTATGGGACTCAACGTCAGAGCGCTCAAGCATTGCGACGTGGTGCTCGTAGGCCATGCGGATCGGGTTCGTCATTGGGTGTGTTCTCCTCGTCTGATGAAGCCAATATAGCAAACGTTTTACGTTCACGCAATAGGCAATCACACTATCCTGTGGAAAAAAGAAAAACGTTTGACGCTATGGGCGAGCATGCTATGTTCCCAGCATGGCCAGACCCAAAAAAGGTGAAGAGAAGGGCAGGACGTGCCAGATGGCATTCCGCACAGCCCCGACTCTGCGTAGCGCGCTGGAAGCGGTTGCCAAGAAGCAGCGCCGCAGCCTAAGCGACGTTATTAACGAGGCGATTTTGCTTTACTTGCCGGACGTTGCCAGCGGCGACGGAGACAAGAAAAAGTGATTTCCCGCCGCGATCTTCCAGAGAGGTGGAAGTGATGAACGAATGGCAGCCGATAGAGACAGCGCCCGAAGCTGTGCCAATTTTGGTCAATGCGCCGGGGGCTGACCGGGGCCGGGATTCGTGCGAAGTTGTCGTTATAGTCAGAGTTGATGGTGAAGTGCATTATTGGACGAACGGCGGCCCTAACGCCGGGAGCAATATGTGGTTTTGCGGCGACGCGTCAGTAGCCGACCCTAGGTTTCCCACCCACTGGATGTCACTGCCTTCCCCGCCCACCACTGACCGACAAGAAAGGTGAGATAGGCGCCGACAACAATTATGGCGCCATTGCGTCGCATGAGCATATGGTGTAAGCACTGATTCGACGGGATGCCGGCCGCCAGCGGACAGAGTGACAGTCCGCCTTATGTCAGTCACGCCGCCGACCCAGGCCCATAGCGCGAATTTCCGCGCAGCGTGGCTAGCACAGAGAAAATGCGCCTGACTGACAGTGACTTCGATGAGGTTGATCGCATACTGATTCCTGCTGCCAAGGCAGTTCGCGATCTTGCAGACTATTGCGCCGGCCTGGGCATTACGCCGGGGCAAATGCTGCTGATCGTCCGCGAGCGCATGCCAGTCGCCCGCCTGATCCTGTCCGAAATTTCCCAAAGCCGTCACTAGGAGCCCATCATGCGCACTGCTCTCGCCGCCATGATCGGCTGCCTTTTACTCGGCACCACGGCCATCGTCGGCGCGGCAAAGGCCGGCGTCTCCTGCTACGCCGAGGCATCGGCTGGCAAGACGTTCAGCGCCACCCGCATCAACGACGACTTCTCTGGCCCCGTCACCATAGCTGCTGACGGCCTACAGGGCGGCGTCGGCGCCGGCTGCGACTACCAGTTCGACAGTCTTTTAGTCATCGGCGCCATGGCTCGCTATGAGCTTCTGGATCTCAAGGGCCGCGTCGAGGACGCCAACTTTGGCTCAGATGCCATGTGGACGCTCGCGCTTCGCGCCGGCATCAAGATCAATCCCGATATGCTTGCCTACGGCATGGCAGGATACAGCGGCACCGACATGAGCCTGCCCGGCATCAATTGGGATCCGACCGGCATCACTTACGGCGCCGGGCTCGAGTTCAAGGTCGCCGTCGACAACCTCAACGCTTTCGTCGAGTGGACCCACACCACGTTCGACGACAGGACGGCATTCGGGACGAACATCAAGCCCGAGAACGACGTTGTTCGCGCCGGCATTCGCTTCCGTTTCAACGGCCTTAAGTGATCGCGTCCCCATCGGGGAGCTTACGCATGAACATGATCCGCCGCATCTACGGCAAATACACCCACAGCGGTAAGTTCTGGCTCACCATCGGCGTCACCGCGCTCGTGGTCGATGTGGCTATCGGCTTCATCGCAGGCCGCGCCGTCGGCACGTTTTGGCATGGCGTTGGGTTCGCGTGCCTTGCTGCCGGCTTTGCCTTCCTACCCGACGCTGCCTATGAGGAGTTTGAGAGCCGCCGTTACATCTCCGGCGCAATCATGACGCTGATTTGCATCGTGGTCGGCGCCAAGGCGTATGAGCAGCAGCTCACCTACTCGACCGGCGTCCGCCACGGTGAGATCCAGCTGACGAACGTCGTCAACACGAAGTATGACGGCGCACTGGACGACGTGAAGCGCAACCAGGCCGAGCTGGCTATCCTTATGGGCGCTCTCAAACGCCATCAGGAGGATGCAAGCTGGGCTGGCACTGTCACGGCGGACGGGCTTCGTCAGCAAGTCGCCACCATCGATAAGGCGATCAAGGCCGAGGCCGACCGCTCCAACGGTGGCTGTAAGCGTCGCTGCATCGATCTCATGGCCAAGAAAGAGGCGGCAGAAAAGCAGATCGCCGCCGCCGAGAAGGTCGAGAACACAGAGGCTCGCATCAAAGAGCTTCAGGCCTCCATTGACGCCAAGCGCGCCACGGCAAACACGACTGAGCACCGCCAAAGCGTCAACGCCGACATCGCTATGACGACCGCTAAGCTTTGGAAAGTTGTCAGCGGCTCGAGTGCTGAGGACGCCATCAAGGTCGACGAAGTGTCGATGCAGTTTGCCACCATCGGCAGCGCTGGCCTTGGCTCGCTCGCTCTGTTGATCCTGGCGCCTGCCGGTCTGTTCCTGGCCAACCGTCGCCGCATCAAGGGAGGCGTGGACATCGACCCGTCCGCGCCCGCCGTCATTACGGACATCACACCGCCCAAAGAGGGCAAATACCCCGTCGGCATTGTCTACGAGCCCCAGCACATTCACACCACAGAAACCGTGCATATCAAAGACAAGACGTTGCGTGCATGGGCGCTCTCTGATGAAGTGCAGGCGCTGATCGGCGGCAACAAGCTCAAAGCAGCGTGATGGCTAATCGTAACGAGCTTCTTTATGCCGAATACCGGCTCGGCGCGACGGCAGCCGAGCTATCCGCCATGTACGGCATCGGCAAAGAGCGTGTGTACCAGATCATCAACAAGCAAGAGCGCATTGACGCCGCAGAAGTTGCGATCACGGAAGCCACGCCGGACGGGCCAGTCAAGAATTATGCGATGGCGTTGAGCGTGCGTGCCCTCAATTGCCTCTCCAACGAGGGCATCGAGACGCTGCGCCAGCTTGAGGAGTACACCGAAGCCGAATTGCTGCGTGTCCCTAACTTCGGCCGTAAGTCGCTGAATGAGATCGCGGCGCTGTGCAAGCGCGAGGGCGTCCAACTCGGCATCCGCTCAAACGAGCGCTGGCAGCGCCGGGTGCGGGAGCAAGAAAACCAAATCATGATGAAGGCCACCGATGACGACGCCACACAGGCGCGCATCAACGTGGCTTTGGCACGATACGTGTCCCGGCAACGAGAGCGCCTGCACCAGCAGACATGGCGCGATAGGATGGCTTTGGTGATGGCCAGGGCGCACGCCGCCGACCTGCTGTCACGGTACGTCAAAGGTGATCCTGAAGCCGTCATGCAGGTCTGTGAGACGATCTAACTATCTAAAATAGCCACGAAATAGATGGCAGTCGGGAAAAAGACGGGCGGACGCCAGAAGGGCTCGAAGAACAAGACCACGCTGCTGAAGGAGGCAGCGGTAGCGGAAAGAGTCGCCAAGTGCCAGGAGGCCGGCATCACTCCGCTCGAGTTCATGCTGTCCGTCATGCGTGATGAGACGAAGCCGTTCGCAGAGCGATACGCAGCGGCTAGGGATGCAGCTCCGTACCAGCATCCGAAGCTGGCGTCTGTAGAGCACAAGGGCGACCCGGACGCCCCGCTTGAGACCGTGACGCGCATTGAGTTGACAACACCGAGCCATGTCCACAACTCGAATTGAGTTGCCGCCTAAGCTGATCCCCGTGTTTTTATGTGAGGCCGACGTAAGAGGCGCCTACGGGGGCCGTGGCTCCGGCAAAACGCGCTCATTTGCCAAGATGACGGCGATACGCGCCTACATGTGGGACATGGCCGGGAGAGAGGGCATTATCCTGTGTGGCCGTCAGTTCATGAACAGCCTTGACGACTCGAGCATGGAGGAGATCAAGGCGGCTATCCGCTCAGAACCGTGGCTGCATCGGCACTTCGACATCGGCGACAAATACATCAGGACCAAGTCGAAGCGTGTTTCGTACAAGTTCGCCGGCCTCGACCGCTCACTCGACAGCATCAAATCCAAGAGCCGCATTCTGCTGTGCTGGGTCGATGAGGCCGAGCCTGTCACGGACGAAGCCTGGATCAAGCTCATTCCGACGCTGCGTGAGGAGGACTCGGAGCTTTGGGTCACGTGGAACCCGGAGAGCAAGCGCAGCGCCACGCACAAGCGCTTCCGCGAAGGGCCGCCCGATCCGCGGGTGAAAGTGGCCGAGATCAATTGGCGCGATAACCCGTGGTTCCCCGACGTGCTCGACCGCACACGGCGCCGCGACATGGCACAGAGGCCGGAGCAGTATTCGCACATCTGGGAGGGCGATTTCGCCCAGGTGTTCAGTGGCGCTTACTACGTCAACGAGTTGCTGGCCGTAAAGGAAAGCGGGCGCATCCGCCCGGTCTACATCGAGCCGACGCTGCCCGTGCACACGGCATGGGATCTCGGCATCGGCGACAGCACCGCGATCTGGTTCTTTCAGGTGATCGGCAACGAGATGCGCGTGGTCGACTTCTATGAGAACCACGGCAAGGGCCTGCCGCATTACGCCGATCTCCTCGCCGCCAAGGGCTACAACTACGGCACGGATTGGGTGCCGCACGACGCCAAAGTGCGGGAGTTGGGAACAGGGCGGACGCGCGTTGAGACGCTGCTGAGCCTCGGCCGGAAACCCAAGGTGGTGCCGGCGCACACGCTTGAGGACGGCATCAACGCGGTTCGTGAGACGCTACCGCATTGCTGGTTTGACGAGAAGCGCACTGAGGGCGGCCTCGACGCGCTGCGCCAGTATCGGACGGAGTTTGATGAGGACGACGCGGTTTTCAAAAACAAGCCGCTTCACGATTGGACCTCGCACGCCGCCGACTCCTTCAGGTATCTCGCTATTGCCTGGCGCGAGATGAAGGCCGAAACCAAGCCGGCGCCGCGTCCGCAGAAGCAGATTTTGACCGCACGCCCTGACGGCATCGTCGAGAGCAACATGAGCGTCCGCGAGATCATCGAAGCTAATCGCAGAAAGAGGCTGGCCGCACGTGGCTGAAACGACCGGCGAGATCATTTCGGACAAGGACGCGCTCAAGACCGGCTTTGACATGCCGGCGCTTTGGCTGAAGAAGATCGAGCGCGCCAAGAAGGACGAGGAAGCTTGGCGCAAAAACGCGTCAGAGGCCATCGCCATCTATGAGGCCGGCGAGACGAAGGACGCGCCCAAGCCGAGCTTCAACATTTTGCATTCCAACATCGAGATCACGGTTCCGTCGCTCTACAACTCGACGCCCATCCCTGACGTGCGCCGTAGGTTTGGCGATGCCGACCCGATGGCGAAGATCGCGGTGGACGTGATCGAGAGGGCTTTGTCCTACACCATCGACACGTATGACTTTGACGGCCAGATGGTCGAGGTCACGCGCGACGCGGAGCTCGCCGGGCGCGGCCAGCTGCGCATCCGCTACACGCCCAACATGGAGGAGCAGACCGACGAGGCCGGCGAGGTGTTCGAGAGCGTCGGCTATCAGGAAGTCACCTGCGAGCACGTCATCTGGGATCGATGGGGTCACGGCCCGGCGCGGCATTGGGCCGAGGTGCCGTGGATTTACTTTGAGCACGACCTGACCCACGATGACCTCGTGCAGCTGGGCGTTTCGGCTGAGCGCATCAAAAAGCTTGCCTTCGACGGCAGCGATCAAGACACGCAGGGCGACAAGGACAAGGCCGCGGGCTCCGGCGTGCTCAAGACGGTCCGCGCCTACGAGGTTTGGGAGCGCGCCCCGCGCAAGGTGTTCTGGGTGGCGGAGCAAGACAAGTCCAAGTTCCTCGCCGTCCAAGACGACCCGCTGAAGTTGGAGCAATTCTTCCCCGTGCCGAAGCCGATGCAACCCCTTCGCATCCGCACGGGCCTAACCCCTATCGTGCCGTACAAGATTTATGAGCCGCAGGTACGGGAGTTGGATCGGGTCACCACGCGTATCAACAATCTGGTCGCCCAACTGAAGGTCCGCGGCATCTACGACAAGCGCATGAGCATGG